TGCCGGCGTACTAACGCCAACGGCGAGCGGGGTTGGCAAGCCGAGCGGATGGATAACGTAGGTTGCGGCGACGGCAGGCAGCGCGACCGCGACCGTGACCGCCGCGGTTACACCAGTGAAACCAGTTTGTTCCTCGCCATAGGCCGGCGAGATCGTGACGACGATACTGAGGGGCGCAACCGCCGCCGTGTGAACGTAGGTGTAGCTCGCCGTAACGACGGGTAAAGTAACGGCAATTGCCAGCGGAAGGACTTCCGGCGCGCCGGACTTGACATAGGTTGCCGTAACGGCAGGCAGCGCGACCGCGACCACGAGCGGCGCGACGCCTGCGCTTTGCTCGTTGATCGACGGCTTACCGTACCACCACCAGAACGCGCCCATACCCTACTCCGGCCGGTTTAGGCTTGCGCGAATTGCAGCACGCCCTGCACGTCCCACGGGACCGTGACTTGCGTCGCCTCTTTCGGGATCGGCGCGGTAAACTCGATATAAATCGGCGTCTTGTCGTTGGCGGTGGTACCATCGACATACTCGTAAAGCAGCACGCCGACGTAGTTGCGCGTGGCATCCCCGACCAGGCCGGTAAACACCACGTCATCTAAGTCAAACTCAGCTCGGTTATTCACGTCATCCGGTGCGACCGCTTCGCCGGTACACGTCACATCGGCGTAGCCCGTGGCGTCACACACGTCGATGGTGGTGTAGTCCTCCAGATGGTCAATCGCGTCAATCTCCGTATCACAGGTGGTGTTGGACATGACGAGCTTGGCCCGCACGTCGCACACTGCCACCCAGGCCGCGATGATGTTTGAAAGTGATTTTTGCGGGATCTTGCTCGCCATGTTCTACCCCTTTGTGGTGGCACGCCGGCCCCGTTTAGTTGGCGCCGGCGCCTCTGTGGCTACTGTCGCAGCCGTCACAGGTAGCGCCGGCGCGGCTTGTTCGGTGTGGAGCGGCGCGGGAACCACGAAAAACTTGTCCCCGAAGTCCCGCACCGCGTCTGCCGTGACTTCCAGCACATCCCCGGCCTGATAGCGCCGGTCAGCGCCATACGTGTAACCTGGTTTGACTTTCACCCACGGCATACAGCACCTCTTACCCGCTCGTGACCTTCATCAGATTGCCCGTATTGACGCCCGTCGTATTCGCCGCAATCGTGATGTTGGTGATAACGCCATAGTTGGCACTGTCCCATTTCGCCACGCCATACATCCAACAGTCGAGCATGTAGATGTAATTCGCCCGCGCGAGTGCCGCGCCGATGGTGAACACTTCAGCTTGCGCGACAGCGGTTTCGTTGAGGAAGAAACAGCGTTTGAAGATGTTCCGCCGCCCCACCCCCGTCGCAGCCGCGATGGAGATATGGGCGTTGGTCGTCGCAGCCGCCGAATGGTTGAAGGTGCAATCGAGGAAGTTGGTGTGCATCGCGCCCGTCACGAACTCCAAGCCGTAGACGCCATCCACGATCTGGATCGTATCGTTGCCGATGGTGCATTCGCGGAAGGTGTTGCCGGACGCACTGGCGCCGCCGACGATCAGTGACCGCGCGCCCGTGGCGTTGTTCGTGCCAATCGCGCCGGCAAACTGGCAATGCTCGAAGTAGTTCCTCCCGCCGCTCACCAATACGTTGACCAGGCCGAGCGCCGAGGTGGTTTCGTGCCAGAACGAGATGTTCTTGACGATGCACCCATTGCCCGACCAGGTAACGAAGGGGGTCGTCACCAACCCCGCCGCGCACTTGATGCGCGCCCGCTGCTCATCCGGGATAGGCGAGCAGAGGCCGATCAAATGCGTGTAGCTGTTGGACCAGACCAGCGCGGCAGCTTCCGTCACGGACGTACCGCGCGCGACGACCGCCACCACATCGTTATGGAGGTCAACCGTCTGGTCATAGGCTTTCTTCACAGTCGCATACGGCGCGGTAAGCGTGCCCGTGCCGGTCGTGTCCGAGCCGCTCACGGCGTCCACGAAGTACCAGTTACCGCCCTGGGGGAACATGGTATCCACCAGGTCGCTGTTTTGATCCGCGGGATCAGTGCCCACAAACTGCGCTTTTAGTTGGGCCGGGGTCCGAATAGTCATCATGCCCTCCCTTTAAGCCGCCGTAGCGTGGACGATGCCCGACTTGCTGGTGCCGTTGTTCTTCACGCGCGGCGCGCCCACGGCCATGATCTTGAAATGACTCACCATGCCGTCGCCGGAGGCCCATTCGAGCGTTTGCATCGGCAAGGCTTCCGCCCAGTCGATTACGCTGCGATTGAGACTAAACAGCACGACCTCGCCAGCCGCCAAGCTGGGGCACATCTGGACCTCGGAACCGGGTCCCAACATGCCGGTGATGCGCTGCAAAGCCGTTTGCCCGCTGCCATCGGTGTAGAAGCCCATTGACGCCTGGTAGTACTGCGTCGGGTAGACCAGCAGCCCGAACGGGCCATAGAAGTTGTCGGCGCTCGCGGCGGCGATCATGCCCGCGATGGTGGGCGTGACATTCGACAACGTGCCCCAGTCGCCGCCGCCGTAGTTGGCTGCGGTGTCAGTGTTGCGCTGCGCTTCGGAGGTCAAGCCGTAGATGATCGACCCGTTCAGGCTGATGTTGGTCGAGCCGTCGATAATCAGCGACTCGATAGACTCCGCGACGACGCGCGCCGCAGCTACCGCGGCGGTCGTGTCGAGGCCATCACCCAAGCGCCGTGAAGCGTCCAGGGTGCGCGCGCCGATGCTGAATTCCTTGAAAATCACAGGAACCGGCACGCCGGCTACATTGCTTTCCGGCAGATCGTTCTCGCCCTTGCCCTGGCCGGTGAGGTTGATCGTCGCCGCGGTCATCTCGCCTGCGACCGTCCACTGTGATACCAGCGTACCCAGGCCGCCCAAGCGTTGGGTCAGGCCATGCCGGCGTAGCATGTCGAGCACGGGCAGATTCGGCACCGCAGCGGCAATCACCGCGGCGTCGATCTCCGTCCACTCAATCTTAGTCAGCAACGAATTGACGGTCAGGCCGCGCGGCGTCCGAATCTGCGCCTCGTTGTTGCTGTCGTTAACGATGGGCCGCGCGCCGCCGTAGACCGCAGCCATGCCCGCCTGGGAATTGATCGAAAGTACTTCCGCGCTCATGCGATCCTCACTTTCAGCCGTGCCTGGCTGCCCGTCGCGTTGTTGAGGTCCTCATCGGCAAAGGCCAACACCATGCCGGTGCTCGACCAAGCCGTGAGGCCGCCCGCGCCATCCGAGATCAACGAAGCACCCCGCCCGACGTTCTGACCCGTTGCCAGGAAAGCATAGATCAGGTCGCCAGTCTGCGCCCAGATATAGCGCACGGTCTCGTCAGTCGCGTAGGCGTGGTCAATGTTCGCGCCCGATGCCACATCCGCGAACGGGTTCTCGACGGCCACCATCTTGGGCGCATCGACATCGCCGGATGTAGCGTTGATGACCAGCTTGCCGGACGAAAACACAACGAAGTGGCCCGGCACAATGGTCGTGGTGGTTGCCAGAGCTTCACAGATCGGACGCTCGGCCCCTTCCTCGTTCGTCTGCAAGACGATCACGTGGGGAGTGGAACTAGCCATTACTTCACCTCCGGGGCGACGAGCACATGCCAGCCGCCGTTATCCTGCGCATTCGTGCGCGGGCCGCCGCGCCCTGAGTAGTCCGCCGGCCGTACCGCATCCGCCAACTTGTGCAAGGATGCCGTCGGCCAGGTTGCCAACTCCGCGGGCGTAAAGGTCACACGCGCGTTGGTGGTAAGTTCGGTCAGCAGGCCGGCGCGCTCGTTGTCCCGGTTGACCTTCAGACCATCCAGGGCTTCGCGCAGCGCAGCCACGCCGCCAAACTCCTCGATTACTGCCGCCAGGGCCACCAGATTATCGTTCACAGCCGGAGCCGGCACGGTTTCCGGTTGCGGCGCGGGCGTCAGTTCAGGGACTACAGTCGTCTCGTTCGTGACTACAGTCTTGTCATCTTCCATCTTGTTACCTCCAGGTGTTATCGTCATCGGTGCGGCTGGCGCAGACGTGCGGGCGTCCGGCTCACCGTCCGAGTTGACTTCAGCTTCGTTCAGCCGCGGCGCGCCGCAACCATTCTCCCACGAACAGGCGCCCTTGCTGTGCGGTAGCAGCGCCAGATGATCTGGCTTCAGGTTCTTGGCCGCCCCGGTAAATCCCGTGCCTGTCGTGGTGGTGTCCAAGTCGCGATAGTAGGCCGTCGAAACCTCCACCGGCCCGCCGGCTTCCAACAATTCGAGCATGGCGGCATAGCCCAGCGCGCCGACCTTGCCGATGTCGAGCCACATCTCGCCGCGCAGGTTTCCCGTCGGCCCGATGTTCGCGCCGTACAGCCGGCCCGCAACCGCGCGCTCCAACACGCCGGGTTGGCGTGCTGAGATGGGCAGACCCCGCTCGCGCGGATGCTCAATCGGGATCGGTACGTCGTTCCAGGCCATGACGCTGGCGGCAATCTCGGCGGCGCTGACAAACTCGCCGTTGACGATGCCAGGCGTTAGCATCACCGTCGGCACGACCAAATGCTCTTTGCCGCCCAGCAGCTCGCGCCGCGTGCAGCAGGTCGCTTCGGCTAGATTGGTTACAAGATCGCTCATACTACCCTCGGCTCGTAAACGCAAAACGCCCCGGTCTGGCGCTAGATGCGCTCAACCAAAGGCGTTCAGGACGCTCTAAGTTATGTGGTTGTTAGGGTTGTTTCGGCGGCTCTTGGCGCTCGTTGATGCGCGGCGCGCCTGGGCGCTCACGGTATTGACTCAAGTCAATCACCGTCTTGACATCCCGAAGTTTGATTTCCAGAATGTCGCGGGCTGGCTCGAAACGCGCCAACAGTCTGTTAGTCACCGGCTCGCGCAAGTCAATCCACATCACGCCCTCATTATAGCACGAAAAGTCAATAGCCGTGTATTGGAACTTCATTCACAGTTCAGTCGGCGCCGACCGTGACAACTGTGCGCGCTGACGGCAGCGCGCCAGGAACCATGCTCATGTTGTGCCTCCGTGTTTGACTACTTTTGATTACTACCTACCATGACGACCAGCCTTTGATTGTTTTGCGCAATGAAGTTCTATTGATAGCGAAAGAACGTAATTTAGTGATTTGATCTTCAGTTATTCCATGTCGAATTGCGAATTTACTACGGCTCTCTTTTTGCGATTTAGAAAACTCATCAGCAATTTTATTTGATGATTTCAACTTCGATAAAGGCCGTATAGTTGACATTTCTAAAACCGGCTCGCCATCGGAGCCCAAACGCCGTATATCTCCTGTTACCACATAACCGTATTTATATCCGAACAAAGCATAAGCCCCGTGACGACTAACAGATAAACCCTCTTCGGATGTGCCATCTCGTTGATCTCGCGATGCCCGTAATTCTCCTCTTGTAAGCAGGCCGATTTCCTCTCTGTTATTCGTGTATCTGTAGAATGTTCCATCGGGAGGAAGATAGTCGGCACCTGTCAACCATATTTCGAGTTGATCGGAAAATTGTTCATCTGACGGATTTTTTCCAGCATGAACTATTAAGCCAACACCTTCATCGAAAGAAAGAGTTTGCCGGCCAAATTTAGAAATTGGTATATCGTGGCGATAGACAGTTACCGGAATACCTGCAATTTCACCACTAGATGTGTCCAAGACAGGCCATTCAGACGCGTTTATTTTCGTGTTATCATCTGTCCACTGCCCCCCGGTTGCTGTGCCGGCCGGATCTCGCGGCTGACTCGCGTCATAGTTGACGACCGGCGCGGCGCGATACTCAAGATCGCAGCGACAGGCGCCCAGGCAGTCTGTGTCACCCGCCCCCGGCACCGTGCCATGTGCGCCGAGCGGCACCCATCCCATCGCGGCCAGCCGTTCGCAGTCGTGGCATTCCGCGCTATCCCCGGTATCGTTCCAACGTGCTTCTTTGTACTCACCGCGCGCCTGTTGGCGTAGCAGGTCTTCGGCCCAGTAGCGGGAGTACGCTTTGCCGGCGTAGATCTTGGCGCGCGCCGCCGCTTGTGCCGCCGTCAGGTTGCCGTCTGCGATGTCCTGGGCGAAGCCGGCGAGATGGCCGTACTCACCGCGGAGAATCTGCCCGTTGCGTCCCCAGGCTGCCGCGTCCATTTGCGACCAGCCGCCGCGCGCCAGGGCGGAAGTCGAATTATAAAGGTCTTTCAACTCAAACTTCATAATCTCGTTGAACGTCGCCGGCGCAATCCGCCCGTTGACCGCATCTGCTGCTAAGTTACCGAAGCGCGTAGCCGAAGCATCGTGGATGCTGCGCAGATCGTTGACGATACTGTCACGCGAGACGAGATCCCCCAGGCCGCTCGGCCGCGTCGCGTCGATGATGCGATAGCGACCGCCGCGCATTCTGGCGTCCCAAACATAGCCGGGAAGGTTGCCGCGAAACGGACTACTTGGCATCGGACGCCAGCTTGTCAGCTTGTGCGTTCAGGCGCGCTTGTAGCGTAGCATCGGATACCGGCCCGCCCGCGGCTTCGTGCTGGCGTTGCAAGACCAGCAGCCAATCAGCATTTTCCGGGATAGCGTCGATTTCCAGCGCCTTGTCAGTCATAATGCTTCACCTTGTAGAGCTTGGCATCTGCCAGATAGTCGCCCAAGACGATCACCTCATCTTCGTCGGCACAACCCATACCCGTCGCCCAATGGGCGAAGATCGCCTTCGCCGGCACACGCACGCCAACCACCACGCCATAATGCCCCGGCACATGCCCCTGTGTGAAACCTTGCGCCACATCGTAACGCAGCGAGAAAGAAGACAAAGGATTCGACTTGAAGCGGATTGTTTCACCTATCGGTGTGCTTTCCACTTCGGGAAACTCGCCCTTCGGCAGTGACATGCCGCGGTAGAGCACGACTGAATCATCCGGCCCGATGTCATGCCCGCGCAGCCAGGCTTGTGACCGCTGATAAATGGACTTATAAGCAGCATCAGACTCCAACGCGTCCATTGGATAATTCTTCAATGTTTCGCGCGCGTATGCGAAGCCTGGTCCCTGTGTACTAATGCCTTTCTTATGTAATGCCTTCTCATAGGCCATTACATGAAGTTGATCCTGTCTCCCACCGCCATCGTTAGCCGTCTGCGCCCAGGCATCGGGGAACTCTTGCGCGTATTTCTGCGCCTGCTCCGGGGTGCGCATCCATGACTTTTCGTCTTGCACATAAGCATCGCGCAAGTCTTCGGCCAACTCCTTAGCACCCGCTGCCTTGAACTGCCCGCGTACTTGCTCCATCGCCAAGTCTTGACCTACATCATGCGCTGAAGCGCCGTACTGGTTGTAATCCTTGCCTTGCGCCAACTCGTCAATCAAGCGTTGCCGTTCCGGTTTTGCCATTTCAGTTGTGAAGGATATGCTGCGCTCGCGCTCGCTGTAGTAACCGCCCTCGAATGGTTCCTCGATTGGCACGTCTACCACCGCCGCGTCCTGCTTCGTCCACTGCCCGCCGGTGCTCGTGCCCGCCGGGTCGCGCGGCTGCGACGCGTCATAGTTGGCCGCCAACCCCACCACCCGCGCGTCGAGGATGCGCCGCAGGCGCTGTGGTACGTCCGGCGTGTACCACCACCACATGCGCGCCCGTTCGATGTCAGCCGCCGTTACCTCCGCATCCCAGGCTGCTTCGTTAGCGGGCGGGATACGCCAATCGTTAGCCGCCGCTCTGTCTACCGCGCGCTCGGCTGTCGAAGGCATAATGCCGCGTAGCACCAATTGTGCAATCTGCGCCTCACGACTCGGCAGGTTCGGCATTTGCTACCTCTGACTCGCGCGGCTGGCTCGCATCGTAGTTGACGACGACCGTCCGCAGGATGTCCGCCGCGCGGCTGTACTCCGCGGCGACCGCGGCCAGCAGGTCCGCCTCGTTCGTCGCGGGTTCCGGCGCCGCCTGCTCCGGCTGTGTTTCCGGCTGTGCGCTGGCGTCCGTGCCTTTGGCCGGCGGCTCAGGCTGCGCGACTGTGGCCGCGACCGCCGCCGCTTCCTTTGCCGCTTGCGCCGCGTCGAGTTTGGCTTGCTCATCTTTGCTCGGCAGATACTTTTCATTCGGCTCCGGGGATAGCTTCAGGTATTCCGCCCGGAACTCCTTCAGCGGCACCACGTCTGCCGCTGTGCCGCTCGGCGCATAAGCCGCGATGGCGCTGGCATACGTGCCCGCGATCTGTGCGTGCTCCAATTCGTTCAACTCAAACAGCGGATGCCATATCACATCGTAATTGCCACCTGTCGGCGCGGGCAGTGCGCCAGTCCACACCAGTCGATCCAAGAAGGGGCGCAGCATCATCGGTTCGGCAAACCAGGTCCGCCGCGCCTTGATGTCTCCCGCCAACTGCTTGGCGTCTTCGGCGGCCGATGCCAATGCGCCCGCCGCCGAGCCGATCAAGAACCGTTGCGGAATATTGGCCGCCGCCGCAATCA